TAGTCACGCACACATATGTACTACTGGTCCCCCATGGCTACCATTGGCCTACCAGTCCCCCTTTACCCCCATGGGCCGCCCTAGCGACTCCGAAGCCTCAAGGGTCCTGTCGAACCTGCACACCGACCTTGCGTGGCACCTGAAGGCCAGGCTCGACGACGGGTCCATCAGCACCGCTGAGCTCAACATCCTTCGTCAGTTCCTCAAAGACAACGGCATCTCTGCCCAACCGGTGGCCGGCACCGACTTTGGGGACCTGGTGGCGTCGTTGCCGGACATGGATAAGATTGTGCAAATGCCGCGGCGCAAGGCCGCCTAGAAGCCATGCCTGATCCCGCCGACATCCCATCCGGGTTCTACATCTCGACCCCGACCAACAACGCGATCGCTAACGCCCCTGCGATCGGCATTGGCCCCACTGGCTTCGGCACCGTCACCCAAGGCACCAGCAAGACCCAGGGCGTCACCTTGAACGCCAAGGCCGGTGTCATCACGATGCACAACGCGAGCCTGGCGTCCAACACTGCTGTCCAGTTCACCCTGACCAACAGCGCCATCTCCGGCACTGACGTCGTCGTGACCAACCAAGGCACGGGTGGCACCGCTGGTTCGTACCAGGCCCACTGCGTCGACACGGGGGCCGGCACCGCCATTTTCCGCGTGGTCAACACCAGCGCCGGGTCGTTGGGCGAAGCCGTCACCCTGAATTTCGTGGTCATCGACACCACTGCCGGTTAAACCGCCATGAGCTCTCCAATCGTCACCACCCTTGGGACCCTGACGTCGGCAGGCACCACCGACTTCCAGGCCCTGGGCATCCAGGACAACATCGTGTTTCAGGTCACGGTGTCGTCGATCGGCACCAACGTCGTGATCCGCCTGGAGGGCTCTCTGGACGCCACCAACTGGTTCAACCTGGACCCCGTCGAAGCCGACACCACGCTGACCGCTAACGCCACCACGGCGTACTCCGTCAGCCAAGCACCTGTGTCGTACGTCAGAGGGCGGCTGGTGAGCCTCTCAGGGGGCTCACCGAGCGTCGTGTTCAAGGTGGCCCTCTCTACCGCGGAGTAAGACCCATGAAACGGCTCATTGGTGGCTCAGGTGGTGGTGGTGGCAGCGGTACCCCCGGCGGTAGCGACACCCAGGTCCAGTTCAACGACGGTGGTGCGTTCGGCGGTGATGCTGGCTTGGTCTTCGACAAGACCACCAACAAGCTGACGGCAGGCGGCGACGTCGAACTGAACGACGGCGGCACCTACACCACCACGGTGCAGTGTGTTACCCCAACGCTCAGCAACAAAACGATCAGCTTCCCGGATGCCACTGGCACCGTCGGACTAGTTGCAGGCTCTAGTGGGCAACTGCTGTATAACGCAAGCGGCGCCAATGCAGGGGCCTCAACGCTGACCTATGACGGCAGCATCCTGACCAGCTCTGGCAGGTTCATCAATAGCTACAACGCCACCGCATCAAGCCCGGCTAAGGCGTTCACTGGCACTTGGTTCACAGGTGGCACCAGTACCACCACCAAGCCTCAGGTGCTGATCGAGCCCACTGGCGCAACATCCACTGCCTGGAGCACCAGCGGCACGGGCTTTGGTGTTAATGCGGCGAGTGGGTTTGCGGGGAACCTGCTGGATCTGCAGGTGAATGGGACCTCACGCGCCATTCTTACCAATGCTGGCCGCCTTGATATTGTCGGCACCGGCAACCCTTTGTTGACAATTAGAGGCTCTGACGCTGGTTACTCGGGTCAATTAACTATTCAATCGGCTGGCGGCGGAACGTCTCTTATTAACGGCACTGGCGGAAATAATGCGCTTGCGTTTTTAACTGGCGGCGGTGAACGCGCCCGAATCGACAGCTCCGGCGATGTTCTAATCAATACAACTGCGTCCCCCATCGCTTTCTTTGATGGCAAACTAAGGGCTGCAAGTTCCACAACGGTAACTTCTTTCCGTTGTACTGGCGTATCTGGGGCAATCCTGCAAAGCCTTTGGCACGAAGCTACGTCCGGTGACAACCAATTTGTTAGTTTTGGCACGGAAACTACGCGATTAACCAGAGGGTCGATTTCTTACAACCGCGCTGGCGGACTTGTTGCTTACAACACAACTTCTGACTATCGCGCCAAAACCATTCTTGGTGATATTGATAACTCTGGTGAGGCAATCGACGCTCTCAAGGTTTATCGCGGCGTCATGAACGGAGCTACCGTGGAGCGCCCCATGCTGGTTGCTCACGAAGCTCAAGAGGTTGCACCGTATTGCGTCACAGGTGAAAAGGACGCTGTAGATGACGACGGCAACCCGATCTATCAGCAGATGGATCACCAAGCGTTGGTGCCTCTGTTGATTGCTGAGATTCAGCAACTTCGCAACCGTGTCGCAGCCCTTGAGGGCGCGTAGTCCCACTCACCAATTAACCCGCATCATCACTATGGACTTCACTATCACAATCGACGACACGCTCGTCCCCGGCATCATCGCTACCGCCAATCTTGAGGGCAAAGACCCCGAAGATGTTGTGGCTGAGTACGCCCAGGCTGTGGCCAACAAGGCGTGCCAAGACCTCAAGGTCGGCCCGTACTACACCGGCCCCATCCCGCCCCAGTTCAACGCTGATGGGACGCCTTATGTGGCACCCGTTCCCCCACTAGACAACGACACTACTCCGCCGGTTGTTGAGGAGGAAGTATGACGCTTAATGTCCAGCCAGGGTTCCTGTGGAACGACTCCATCTGGAACCCCAGCATGATCCAAACGGCTCTGTGGCTGGATGCTGCGGATAATGCAACGCTATTCACAACTGATATTGGATCAACGCTGGCTACAAATGGTTCTACCGTCGGAAGGTGGAATGATAAAAGTGGAAACAACAGAAACGCACGACAGGCAAACGCAGCCTATCGCCCAACACTATCTACTAATGCGCAAAACACTCGCAACGGTATTACTTTTAGTGGTGACCTTGTATCTTTAGATTTTGCAACTGCTCCTCTTTTAAATAGCACCTCCGGCTCAGCAGTCTATGTAGCAAAAACATCGGTTTCAAATTCAACAATTAACAATGGAGCTGTGCTTGGGAAGTGGGGAAGTGCCGCACAACCAAACTCTCACGAGCCATACGCTGGCGCTATTTATCACGACTTTCTTTCTACCACAAGGCAAAGTGCTTCCGTTAGCTTTGACATGCAAACAGGTTTTATTGCCAGAATAAGCTCGGCAGCAAATTCGTGGAAATATTTTTTGAATGGATCTTCGCTTATTTCTTCTAACTCTAATACTGTTTCAGTGGGCTCATCTCCCACCATAGGACAAGGAATAAGCGCTGCCGGATTTCGAGGCAATGTATTTGAAGTTGTAGTATTTAATTCTGTTTTATCTGATGCTGATTTTCAAAAAGTGGAAGGCTACCTAGCCCATAAATGGGGCCTTGAAACAAACCTTCCAGTTGGGCATCCATACAAGACGACGGGGCCCACACCATGACCCACACCGAAACCTATAACACTACGAGGTGTCAGCCATGAGCCCGATTTATGTGCCGGGGAAGGTGGTGTTCGATAACGGTCAGGCTCCTGCTGCAATTGCTGGCGTCGCTCCGACACTGGATTATCGGTTTGCCCGCGACAAGCGTGAAATTGAGACAATCAGCTTGACAGATAAGCTCACCTTCACTGGCGGCAACCAAGGCACGTTCGTTGGATCCGATGGGTTTGTCCAACAAGCGACCACCAACGCCCCACGCTTCGACCACAACCCAACTACAAGAGAAAGCCTTGGCCTGCTGGTGGAAGAGGCGAGGACGAACAGTTTTTTATACAGTCAAGAAATTGACGTAGGAAACTGGAGAAAGTTTAATATAACTGCGACGGCAAACTCTGGGCTTGCGCCTGACGGCACAACAACTGCCGAGCTGATAACTACTGCGTCTACAACAGCGTTAAAATACTTTGATCCAAATTCTCAACCAGTTTTACAAACGTCGTCTGATTATTGTGTAAGTTTTTTTGTAAAACTTATTAGCGGAACTGGTCTTGGGGCTAATGCTAGCATCAACTCTGCCAACGGTACAATTTCTCCAGCTTATGCTAGCTATTTCTTAAGGTTGGATAACTTTGCCGAATCAACTGGTGGCAACTTACCTTCTGGCAGAGGATACACAATCTTTCCTAACGGATGGGTGCGCATGCATATGG